GTTTGTCTCGCAATTTCCTGCTGGGCACCCCGCTGGGCCACATCGGCATAGGCCTGGCCAAGGGCCTGGGTGTCCTGATCAGTGGCGCCGCCTTGGGCAGCCGGCACCTGGAACGATTGGTTGATCGTCACGCCGCCGGCGGATGCAGCAGGCGCGGCAGATGCACCAGACAAACCAACGTAACCGCCGTCTGCATACCCACGCTTGTTCAGGTTGATCAGGTATTCCTTCATGCCCGGCTTGTTCACCACTTCCTTGCGGATCACCACCTCGTCGCCGTGAACAACCCCCTTCGGCTCCATTTTTCCGCCCGGGCCGGTCCAGCCGCCATCGGAGAAACCGTATTGCGCGGTGTAGCCAGCGGCAGTGCTGCCCAGGGAAGCCGGCGCAGCGCCGCCGCCGAACGCGCCACCGATCGCAGCCGAGAGGCCTGCGCCAGCAAGGCTGCTGAAAACGTTGCTCGCCGCAGATTGCAGCGCCATTTTCGCGACCATCCGGCGAGGTGAACGCAGATTTGGCCTGGCCGGCAACGTCCTTCGCCTGGTCGTTGTAATTTTGGAACGCGGCTGATGCGCCCAACGACCAATCGCCACGGGCCTTGTCCTCATCCTCGTAATACTTCGCTTGCATGGCGGTGCGCTTGTCGAGCGCGGAGCGGAGTGCCTGGGTTTCCTTGTCGTACAGCTCGGTGCTGAACTGGTCCTTGTCGCTCTTGTTGTAGTCGGAGGTCAGCTTGTCCATTTGCGACTGGTAGGACTGCTGAATGCTCAGCTGCTCCTGCAGGCGTTTGCGCTGCTCGTCCCCAAGCCCAACACCGGCCAGGTTGTTGTCCAGACCCTGCTGGGCGCTGGCGAGCTGGCTTTTCAGGTTCTCATCGAACGCAGCGAGCTTTTTCCGGGTCTCCAGACCTTTTTCGCGCAGGGTATTTTCAGCCTCGAGCGCAGCGTTGCGCTTGAGCTGAGCCGTGATCAACTCCTGGTTGGCCAGCAGGGACTTTTGGTCAGCAGTGAGGGTTTTCTTGCTTTTGATGTCCGCCAGCTGTTGCTCGAACTCCACCAGCTTTTTGGCGTTTGCGCCCAGTGTTTGGCTCGCGGCACTCTGGTCGCCAATCAGGGCGTTTTGCTGCTGCAGGACAGCGTATTGCTGCTTGGCCTGGTCGAGCGCCTTGATCCCAGCGTCCTCTCGGTACTGAGGTGTCTTGGCCGCCTTCGGATCTTTGTATTTCTCGTTGATCGCAGCGATATCTTTCATCTGCTGATCAGCAGGAATCAGCAGCGACTTATCGCCGGACGCGCGCGCCTGAATGATTCGGCGCTCAACGAGCATTCGATACTCACCCAGCTCTCGGGCGCGCTTGTCGGCGTTGCTCTCCGTCTCCTTACGCAGTTTGTCCAGGGCGACCTGATCGGCCAGCGCAAGCTGTTGTTGCTGCTGCTGGAACCCGCGCGCGGCGGCCCGACGATCCTCCTCAGCTTTCAGAACAAGCTTTTGCGTTTTCTCTGCTTCGAGGGCTTCGACACGAAAGCTATCGGCAGGCACCAGGTTGCTGAAGCCGTCAGACTTATTCAGCTTTCGAGCATTGGCGATATCGTTGAGTTGCTTGTCCAGCGCCGCAATCTGTTGATCAAGCGTGTCTGTGCGGCCGATGTTCAGGGCCGCGTCCCACGCGCCCTTGGCGGCGCTTTTTACGGCATTCCAGCTTGTCTCCAGATAACCCAAGCTCTGTTTTACTGAGGCGGAAGTGCGATCCATCCCCTCTTGGTACGCGGTGTTGGCCAGCGCCGCAGCTTCCTGGGTTCGACCCTGTTCCTGGAGCGCCTTGATTTGCTCGTACGTCGTCGCTGTCAGGAAATTCATCGACTCATTGAGAGCCAGAATTGCCGCCGCCGGGTCCTTGGCGATCTTCTCGAAGTTTTTGACCGTCTCTTCGGCGGCCTGGCCCGTGGCCGATTCAAACCTGATAGCGGATTCCGCGATGCTCTCGAAGGCCTGAACGGGAATACGCGTGGAGCCCGCCAGCTGCGCCAGAACGGCCGAAGCCTTGCCCACGGTGCCATTGGACTGCGCGATCTGCTGGGCCAGTGTAGAAAGCTGCCCGGCGGTGGTGCCGGCGGTGTTGCCGGTCATCGCCAGAGAGGTACGGTAGGCCGTTGCCTCATCGCTGCCCTGCTTGTAAGCCAGGGCCAGCACGGCAGCTGCGGCTGCCGCAACGGTGAACGGGTTCACCAAGCCGAGGACGTAGCCGCCCAGGGCCTTTGCAGCTGGAACCACGCCGCCGAACATATCCTTGAGCTGGCCGCCCTGCTGCAAAAATACCGTCAGCGGGTTTTGCCCAGCCTGCAGCGAGACGGCAATATCGGTGAACTGCGCAGGCACGCCGCGCAAATTGGCGGCGTACTGCTTGGCCGTCTGGCCATTCTTGGCCATGACCTTGTCGGTCTGCTCAATAGCGGCGCGTTGCTCGTCCAGCTTTTTCTTGTAGACGTCGAAATCGGCCGTAGGCAACCGGCCGGCCTTGCGGTGGGCCTGGAGCTGCTCCTCCATTTTGTCCAGGCGCCCATAGGCCGCGACGACAGGGTCGATGCGGCCAACCAGCTTATCCAGTTCCTTCGCCTGGTAGGCCGCTTCCTTGGTGGTGGACTTGAGCTTGCGCTCTGCCCTATCCATGCCTTTTTCGAAGCCACCGGTGTTCGCCACCAGATCGACCGTCAGTTGGCCAAGTGAATCAACAGCCATAAATCACCTCTTGACCGACTGCAAAAGCCTGAGCAGATCCTGTGGCGATGCCGCAGCCTCCTCTTCCGGCTCACCGCGCTGCGGCAGGAAGTCTTCAAAACTCGCTTTCCCGCCGTGCACGTTGTTGAGGATGGTTGCCAGCAGGGCGAAGCCCTTCTCGAGCTTGAGCCCCAGGTTCAGCGATCCGTTCTGCTCGACGTACGCCATCCACGAAAGCGCCTCGTTGTACGTGAGGTTGGCTTTCGCTTCGGCGACCGTTCGCCCGCCGACGCCGTTGAGTACCAGCTCATGCCAGAACTCTTCGGCGGGCCCTATTTTTTTGGTTTATCTGCCCCGCCGGCACCATTCGCTTCGCTGATCGCGTTCAGCAGCACGATGGTGAGTTCGGCGGAGAGAGGGCCGTGTCCAGCCTCTTCAGTGCCCACCACGTCCGCCACCGTGAACACAGGCGTACCGTCTTTTTTCAGGACGTTGGCAGCGATTCGGGTAGCGAGGAAATCTGCACCTTTGTCCTGCTCTTTCCAGCGCTCAGTGAGCTCAACAAACGACTCTTGCCGGATGTAAATCGTGGCTTTTTGAGGCTTGCCCGCGGAGTGCCAGGTAATGTCTTTCTTCACAGGCGGTGGTGAAAACGCACCCGCTGCCGTCAATGCCTGAATACTGAGATCCATGTTTATTCCTTATGGCGCGATGACTTTAGGCACAAACACCGGATCGCCCGATACCTGAATGCCGACGGTGGACTTCACAACGTCGTTCAGTGCAAAGCTGAACGGGAAACTGTTCATGTAGCCTTCGAACGTGATCCATGTACGGGTTTCTGGCAGAACAAAATCGACCGCACCACCGACCGGTGCAGCCACAGTTGGCGGAATGCCTTCCAGATCACCCTGGGCGTTCACGATGCGGCCGTCAGACCAGCCGATCGCCCAAAGCAACTTGGTGCCGGCGGTTTTGAGCTGATGCAGGCGCACGTGCGCCGGCTCTTGCGGGTCGATGTTCAGGCCGAACGATGCAGATCCTGGCTCAGCAAGACCGGCTTCGTATTCGCGCCCGGTAGAGTTCATGCAGGTCGTTTCGATCTGGGCGATGCTGGTGTCGATCCCGTCCAGGGAGGTAAAGCAGCCCACCGCCAAAATCGCCTTGGTGAGCGGGTCGATGGCGTAGAGGTCAGTGCCTTGGGTCTTAATGGTCAATTTGTACTCCCCGATTTTCTTGGAAAATCACTTTTGAGCGGGCATAAAAAAACCCGCCGGAGCGGGTCGTTCTTTTCTGGTTTACGGCTACAAACTCACCAGCCAGGCAACGTCGAAGCCTTTGCGGTAGCGGTGGGTTTCCTTGTCCTTGTCGTCGATCCCAAAACCGGTGACGTACGCGTGCTGGGCAATCACCCGGCGCAGCTCAACCACCACTTCCTCGGCAGAAGATGCGGTTTCGGCATACACGTCGACCTGAAGGCCGTAACGGTCTGTGCTTGGTACGCAGTTGAGGAAGTTGATAGGCGAGCCGCTGACGACCTGCCAAACGGCGTAGGGCAGCTCAGTACCCTCTGGCGCCTCGCCATGCGGATACAGCCGCGTGGGGCCGATACCGAGCAGCGCAGTTACGGCCGGGTTGGCGGCGCACACCTGAAAAATGGGCGCTGTCATTCATTCACCCCCAGTTTGATCAGCTGATACTTCGCCGAGCTGAGGAACTCCTGGAACAGCTGCTCGCGGTTGTTGGCCAGGGCCGGGCGTAGGAACGGTTTTGCCCGGTTTTTTTCGGTTCCGAGCTCTACCCACCACCAGTAGAACGTGTTGCCGCCCTTCTGGCCTTTTTTCCGCATCCTCACCCCCACAGAGATGACTACGGCGCCAAGCTCTTCGCCGAGCGCCTTGCGCTCCACCATGGCCAGGTTGGCCGGGATGAAGTTGGCCGTTTCAGGGTCATCGATGCGTGAGGCGCGGTCCTTGGCATCGATCAGCACGATATCCATGGCGTCCTTGGCCGCCGGCGTAACCACGTTGCGGCGCATCTCCTCCGTCAGACCCTTGAACTTGGCAGAGAGCGCGTCAGCACCCTTGAGGTTGTAGGTGACCCAATCAGCCATCGCTCACCCCCGTGGAAACAAGCATCGTCAGGTACTCCTTTCCTGAGTTCGGATCAGCCAGGGGAGGCCCCAGGATTTTGCAGACCGCTCCGGTCGACAGCACGATGCGCATGTCAGAGGTGATGCCCGATCGGTACCGAACCACGACCCTGCTTTTTGCTTCGGACTGCACTGCCTGGGCGGCGATAAAGTCCCTGGCGCTCAGGTCCTCAATGGAAGCCCACAACTTGGCGAAATCAACCCATTGGTTCGTGAGTTGCTCGCCAGTCTTAGGGTCTTGCGCGGTGACCTTCTGCTGAATGCGGATGCGGTGCCTCAGTTTTCCTGCCTGCATTAGAAGCGCTTCCTGTACCAAAGCAGCCGATCCACGGCAAGAGGCACCGCCGATGGTGCGGCGCCGGCAACAACCGCCTCGCGGTTTGTGTACCAGTGCCCCACGAGCAGTAATAGGGCCTGCTCAACATCTCTGGTAAGCCCCATTTCAGCCGGATCGGTGGGGTCGCCATCCACCAGTTTGCGGTCGCAGTGTTGCTCGACATGCGCTTTGGCCGCTTCGAGGTAGCCGCCGATCAGGGCGTCTTCTTCATCGCCGTCGACCCGCAGATGCATCTTCAAAGTGGCCAATTCGATCATTTACTTGACCTCTTTCGGCGCGGCAGGCTTGCCTTCCTTCGGTTTTGCAGTTTTCGGCTTGCCGCTGGCATCGAGCTCAACCACCAGAGATTTGCCGACCAGAGCGTGCGCATATTCTTCGTCAGCGATATCGAACTCCTGACCTCGAACTACCTTTGGCGAGTCGACGCCGAGCAAATCAGCGTTGCCGACGAAGCCCCACAGTGCTTTGACTTTCATAATGACTCCGAAAACGAGAAGGCCGGCGCAGTGCCGGCCTTCATTGGGTTTGGTGGTTTACGCCGCAGTCGGGAACTGACCCTTGACCAGCGCCTCTTTGCGACGAACGCCGAGTCCCAGGCGCTCCTCGACCAACAGGGCGATCTCGTTGCGGATGAACTGATCGTTGATCAGGCCCATCTTGAACTGGAACGACATGCGGTCGAACAACGTGGTGGAGCGGGCGAAGTTGGCGACCAGGAACTCGCCGCCGGTGTCCGCATCGCCCTCATCCATGCTGTCGGAGGTTATCACCGGGCGGCCCCAAAGAATTGGAGTGACCAGGCCCTGCAGGTTGGCAAACAGATAACGGTTCTCGCCATCCTTCTGCAGTTCGATGTTCATCCAGTCCAGTTCGGTCATGACAACGCCATCGGCGGACATTTGCGACTGTTTGCGCACCTGGTAGATCGCGCGGCGAACCAGGTCGATGGCTGTGTCGCCCGCCTTGCTCAGCGCTGCGTTGTAGGTGGTGGCCTGGGTCATGAGGCCGTTGAGGTTTTCACCGGTGCCGTCGCCCTTGAGGATCTGCGCTTCCTCTTCGAGCTTCAGGTCGTACCGCAGCAGCTGCTGCAGGTACGCAAACATCTGCGGCACGTCCGACAACACTTCATCGGTAGCGGGCATCCACACCGCAATCTTCTTCACGCGGTCGGTTTGGGTGGTGAATGTCACATTGCTGGTTGGCTTGAGGCCACCCTCAGCAACCGGCGCCGCGCCGCGGGTGTGCAGCAATTCGCGGAAATAGGTGTAGTTCTGCCCGGTCACCGGGATGGTGGTCAGCAGATCGCGAATGCGCAGCTCCTGGCGAATGCCAGGCTGAATAACGGGGTCATAGATAGGAGCGACAACTCCGGCGCTTGTGACCTTCATTTCTTTCATGCTGGCCATGTCGGACTTGGTGACTTCGATCTCGGCCGTGCTGACACTTTTCTGCTGAAGACCCTTGTAGTTGTCATGGCCCTTCACCATGTCGATGAAGCTTTT